ATCATTGTTACCAAAACCTACTGATGTACCGTTGCTAGTAACCCATAAATTACCAGTGCCGTTTTCTTTCACATAACTATTAGACCCATCGTGAAAAATCTGTAGATCAGAGCCAGCACCAAACACAGCCTTATCGTTATCACCAAAGTTAATGTCAGCAGAGGTAGTCATACCGTCTGTGGTAATAACGCCAGTAACGTCGATGCCTGTGGAGGTGGTGGCTAGTTTGGCTGAGTTGTCATGGTAAAGAGTGACAGCACCATCTGCGGAGCCAATAATCATATTTTCTACGTCATTAGCTTTTCGTAGATAAAAGTTATCTGCTCTAACAATTAATCCGCCAGTGCCTGCATCATCAATGTAGCTATTGCTACCATCATGATAAATCTGTAGGTCAGAGCCAGCACCGAAGATAGCCTTTGCGTTATCCGCAAACTCAAGCGCAGAGTCAGAGCTATCAAAGACAATATTTGCTGACGCACCTGTGAAGGTGACATCAGTTGCAAAATTGACAGCACCATCTACATCCAAAGCATCAAGGTTAGCCGTCCCATCAACGTCTAAATCTCCAGAAACAAAAAGTGAGGGCACGGAAAGGTCAGTAAACGCATCCACCATCGCACCGCCAGAGCCAGCGCCGTCTGAGTAAATAGCTTTGGTCTGACCATTCGCAATTGTGACGGTCGCGCCACTCCCTTGCTTGATGATGATACTTTGCGATCCGCTGGTTGCGTTTTCTATGAACCAGAGCTTTGAGACGGTGTTGGGGCCGATCGTGATTGTGCAAGTTGAGTCCAAAGTCCCTGTGTACTTTAAAAAAATCGCTCGACCCGCATCGGCGCTGCCGTCCGCTATCGTGGTGGTGTGCGTATCAGCGTTTGTAGTAATCGCCTCGGTGCCGAATCCAAACGAGTCTGCAATTAGCGACAGGTTGGTGTTTGTCGTCGTGCCCCAGGTGCCCGAGCCTTCCCCCGTGGCGAGTTCTGTAAGTCTCAAATCATTCGTATAAACTGCCATGCCTTAACCTCGCTGCTATGCTGCTGAACGCCCGGCATCTAATTCCTCATAGTTGGGCGTTTGACTTGTGCTGACTGCGGTGTAACTCGCAGTCTGGCTATCATCAATCGTAATATAGTTTGGCGATTGAGAGGTGTCTATCTCCCCGTAAACTAGCATATTTCCTATGTTGGTCGTGATCCCCTCACCTGTAATCTGAATCAGCGCCTTAGCAACTGTCTCGATATCACCAACCGCAGCCGCTACTTGTTGCCCACTGAGATTGACTGCGGCCTTGCCATTTATCGTCAGAGATCCGATGCCCGCCGTTGCACCCACACCTGTGGGCGATACTGTGGCTTTTGCAACGGTCGTAACCGCCCCGACCCCTGCGGTTGCGCTGACACCCGCTGTAATTTGTGTGATGGCTTTGGCGACGATTTGAATTGCGCCAGGGGATGCCGTGGCGGATTGGCCTGTGGGAACCACGTTCGCTTTTGCGGATATCGTCAGCGCGCCCTGGCTTGCCGTGACTCCTTGCCCGGTAACAGAGACATTGGCTGCCGCGTTGGTGGTAACACTGCCGACACCACTAGTGGCGCCGACGCCTGTGAGTGAGACATTGGCTTTTGCGTTGATTGTGAGTGCGCCGACACTTGGCGTGATTGATTGGCCCGTGGGTACGACGTTTGCTTTTGCAACGACCGAAACAGAACCAACGCCCAGCGTTGCGGCTAGACCTGTGGGCTCTACGGGTAACGGTGTACCCCAGGCTGCTTCACCCCATGTGCCGCGACCCCAGCCTGTCAGCGTCTGATCTGACATTAGCTACCTTGTGCGGCTTTGAGGTGTTCGACAGCGCGGGTCATGATATCGCGCACCGAATCAGTCAAAAAATCAGTAGCGAGGGAATCCTCAAGGATTTTGATCGTTTCAGCAATGTGCTCTTCTGGTGTCATAGGTGGCCCCCTTGGAGCCACCATCATAGACCCTACGCCGCTTTTGGCAAACCTTGAAACTTGCGGTTGAGAATGCGCTGAACTTTCGAATGTGTCAGCGGTGGGATGTCGTGCAAGCTATTGACCTGCGTTGCTATCTTGCGTGGACCCAAGCCACGCTTGTGCAGACGGTAGATGGTTTTCAAGACGGCTTGCTCTTCTGGCACCTCTTCCAAAAGCTTGCGGGTTTTGCTTCCCGTCTTGACCTCCACATGGCGAAAGCCGTAAGGCGCCGATCCACCGATCGCATACCCGCGTGACGCCCAGTCCAACTTGCCCGCTGAGAAACGATCCTTGATCGTGGCATGTTCAATCTCTGCGACGGCAGAAAGCACCATCAACATGATCTGATTCGCCATGTGATTCATGTCAAACTTTGCATCCAAACCCTTGGTTTTGACTGCGTCAGGGTAAACAATCGGCATTTCGCCGAACTGCTCACAGAAAAACAGGGTGATGCCAATCTCTTGCAGTTGAGGAATAAGCGATAGCAAATCAGAACTTGATCGGCTTAATCGATCGAGCCGAGTGCAAACGACGACATCGTGTTCATCAATGACGTCGGTCATTTCACGACTTGCGGGACGATCTAAAACCGCATGAGTACCACTGATGCCTTCATCAGCAAAAAACTGTGTGACTTCGCGATTGTACTTCTCGCGCACAAACTCGCTGATCTGTTGCATCTGAGTTTCGAGCGAAATGCCCGACTTGACCTGCTCATCCGTGGACACGCGAATGTAGCCGTAGATGTTGTTGATTTGCTTGTACGGTCCACTCATTTCACACCTCCTTTGTACCCGTAGTCGGTCATCTCTTCATGCAGTCGTTGCCAGTTGATATCGAGCGGCATGTTGTCGTTGGTGCGATCAGCAAACATCACCACACCATCCTTGACCAGCTCCACGCCATACACGGCCTTTGGCACACCATCGTAGACAATATCAATGTTGTGCTTCAAACAAGTGCGACGCACACGATTGTAAAACCGCTTTTTCTGTTGCGCTTTATCCATAATTAACGCCTCCCTCTTTTTGCAAAATAGCCAAAACCAAAACCTTTTCGATTTCCTCAAGCTGTCGCTGAAGGTCACTGCCCTCAACCACTTTGTGCTTCCAGTCGGCCACTTGTTCCAGCAGCACGTCGGCTTGGTCATCGGTCAATTCAATGTACATAACAACCCCCATCTCATTTACATAACGAATCAAACCATATTCCGTGTCGATGTACAATATATTTATACAAAAATGTTTTTTGTGTAAAAGTGTTGACAATGACACGCACAGTGTGCGACGTTGCGTTTTGTCTGGCGTTGCCAGGCAAACAACTAACAGTACGCCTACGGGCGAAGGAGATACAAAATGGGTAACGTAATAGCACTTGAGCCTATTCAAAAAACTTTGATGACGGTTCGTATTCAGGGCACCAGTCCTTTCATTCAGCACAAGTGGGATGAGAAGGCGCTTCAAATGCTGAGAGACAAGCACGCTGGGATTCGAGTCAAGAATCGCGATGTGCGCGATCCAGCACAAGAGTTCCGTAACGCCAGCTACAAATTGAGCGACGGCCGCTACGGGTTTCCAGCGGGTGGTATCAAAGCTTGTTTAGTCGGTGCGGCTCACAAAGACATTGGTCTGGAAAAGACCTTGCTCAAAAAATCGCTGTTTATTCGGCCAGACGATTTTGAGCTGAATCTTGTCGCGTTGGAAACCGATGACCCTAAGATGCGCGAGGACATAGTACGGGTGGGTGCTGGAGCGACTGACCTGCGTTATCGGCCAGAGTTTATGCAATGGGCGATGACGCTAAAGTTCGAGTATGACTCCAAAGCGCTCACACAATCGGCCATTCTCAATTTGATTGAGCGGGCTGGGTTCGGCATCGGGCTGGGTGAGTGGCGTCCTGAAAAAGGCGGTGAGTATGGTCGCTTCCGACTTGATCGTGAATTCGCGATCTCAGAAGAAGCGGCATGAGCGTCACCACGGTAGCGTGGGCAAAGGGGTCTGTCTTCAAGGCAGACCCCAATCTCGCGTTGCGAGAAATACAGGCTGTCGATCAGCAATGGGGTGGTGTCGCGCCCGCAGGACAACTGGTCGAACACGCTCGCGATCCCAGTTCTGTGCTTCATAACGATTTCGAATGGGATGACTCTGTCGCGGCCGCAAAACAACGGGTGGCAACGGAGAAACAGATCAAACGGTCGTTAGTCTATGTGACCAGCTCAGACGTGCCAGAGTCTTTTGCACCGACAAAACTCAGAGTGTTTACGAGTGTTTCGCACACCAATGATCTTGGTAAAACCGTTCGCTCATACGTTTCAACAGTGGAGGCCATGAAAGACGCTGAGTTTCGCGCTCAAATCCTGGCGAACGCCGAGCGTGACCTCGAGCAATTTGTCAACAAGTATGACCAACTAAAAGAGTTGGCTGGCGTGCTTGACCCAATCAAAACGCACCTTGAAGGCGGTTAGGTTGGGTTAGGCTTGGTTTGGCAGGTCAGGTGAGGTCTGGAATGTTATGGTTGTGTGCGGCTCAATCCGGTTTGTTGTGGCAGTGCAAGGTCGATTTGGATTCGGTATGGCAGGTTTGGTCAGGCGGGTCGGGGTTGTGAAGGGCACGTTGGGGTCCGTCAAGGCACGGAGAGGCGAGGCAGGTGTGGTCAGGCGAGGCGTTGCATGGCGTTGTAGGGTGCCTTGCGGCCCGGTTAGGTGTGGCAAGATCGGTTTGGGTAAGGCTCGACAGGGCTGGTACCGCGGGGTTGGTTCTGGCGAGTTGCGTTGAGTCATGATTAGGTGCGCTTGGGTATGGCAGGTCACGGTAAAAAGTTGATACGGATAAACAACTGGAGAAAAAAATGACACTACTAAGCACACAGTACGTGCAGTTTACCAACGATGAGTTGGAGCTGCTCAACACTATCATACGAATGAGCTCTGATGATCCGCGC